GCAACGAGTCTGCAGCCCTCAAACTGATCAATTCCGAATTGGCAGCGGGCGGCGAGACCAACCAATGGAAAGGCACAGCCGAAGTGCTGGTCGTGCCTTGGCTCGCATAACGCACATCACTTGATTGAGCGGTCCGGCAGCACATCGCCGACGACAGCAAGACCGGACCGCTTTGTTCAATTGATCCTACAGGAGACCACCATGACAGACCGCAAAACACTCGAAGCCCGAGCCACCGAGCTGGGCATCAAATTCAAAGACAGCTGGAAAGATGAGACGTTGAAAAACCGCATTGCGGCTCAAGAAAAGGCCAATGCAGAGGCTGACGAAAATGCAGCGACGGGCGATGTGACCGGTCCAGTCGATGACGCTGCACCAACCGATGGTGATCAATCACAAGCGGGTAATGGCGAAACCTTCACGCCTGAAAACACTGTACCGACAGACGCCTCAACAGCCCAAACCGACAAGTACCAGGAACACTCCAAATCAGGCGAAACCGACACGCCCCATAGCACTGAGCAAGAACGTGCTGAACTGCTTGCTGCGGTTGCTGATCACCCCGAAGAGACGCCCATTTTGCCTGACCCCATGAACATCACCCTTATCGGCTATGTCGACGTCACCGGCCCTGCCAAAGGCCGCTGGCGCATTGGCAAGCACTTCACTCGGCAAACCCAGCGGATTGCTTTGGCAGACCTCAAAGACGGGCAGTTGGACGCGCTCGAAGCTGATCCAGAACTCGCCGTCACGGTTGTGCCCGCCTCCTAATTCGCCCCGTTTAACGCCCTCGTTTAACACCCCTTAAAACAGGTTGCCCCCCGTGTCTTATACCGACCTTGATCAGCTCACAGACCGCTTTGGCAGCAAAATGCTTGTCAATCTGACGGATCGCAGTGATCCACGCGAGCACGCGGTGGACAACGATATCGTTGATCGCGCCCTTGCTGACACGCAGGCCGTGATCGACGGGCATCTCGTGGGCAAATACGCTTTGCCAATCACAGATGTGCCGCCCTTGATTGCCGAATTGGCCGCGACCATCGCGATCTACAAACTGCACATCTACACCCCTGATGAGAAAATCGGTGAAGATTACAAACAGGCTTTGCGCTCTTTGGAGAGCATTTCAAAAGGCACGATTAAGTTGTCGATCGAGGGCGCGCCCGCCGCAGCTGGTCAAAGCTCCGGCGCACGGCTGACAGACCGCAAACGCCCCATGACCGCCGCAAACATGACGGGCTTTATCTGATGGGCATCGTGATTGCAGACGTGATTGCGCGGCTCGAAGATCAGGTCGCAGACCTGCGCAGCGTTGAAGGCGTGGCCGATTTCACAACCTTGCTGAAGCAAAACGCCCTGCCCCAACAAACGCCTGCGGCCCATGTGGTGCCCACCGGCATTCGCGGCGGCAAGCCTGAGACAGCAACAGGCGTTTTTACCCAACCCACATCTGAGGCCGTCGCCGTCATTTTGACTGTGCGTTCCAACGACCAAGCAGGCGAACGCGCTCTTGAGGCCGTTGACACGCTCATCGAGAGCACCATTGCCGCCCTCGCAGGCTGGGCACCGAATGACGAGCTGGGCGTGTTTCAACTTGAACGCGGCAGCGTGATGAACATGTCGGCAGGCGCGCTGGTGTATCAGCTCGAATTTTCCATCGCAGACCAATTGAGGATCACATCATGACCCAAATATCGAAAGCCACAACATCCAAGGCCAAAACCACCAAACAGCCTCTGCCTCCAAAAGGCGGCAGCTACCTCCTTGCAAAAGGCAAACTGACCCAAACCGCAGCCACCAAGCCTAAGTCCTCCACAGGCCTAAAACCCGCTGCAGCTGACCCGAAAAAGGAGGCCTAGATGACTAAGCTTATTCGCAAAAAGATCGTCCTGTTCAAACTGGAAGACACCTACGGTGTGGATCCAAACCCGACAGGTGCGGCCAACGCAATCCTCACCAAAGACTTCAAGTTCATGCCGATGGAAGGCAACGACGTGAGCCGCGATCTTGAGCAGCCCTATATGGGGTCGCAAGGCACGGTTCCGGCAGAGCTGCACGCCAAGATCACATTCGACGTCGAGCTGTCGCCATCGGGCACAGCAGGCGCAGCCCCTGCTTGGGGGCCGTTGTTGCGGGCTTGCGCTGTGGCCGAAACCATCGTCACAGGCACCTCTGTGACCTATAATCCCGTCAGTGACGGCCATGAAAGTGCCACGCTGTATTTTGGTCTGGATGGCACCAAATACGTGACCCACGGCGCGCGTGGCAATGTCACTTTGATGGTTGAGGCGTCCGGCATTCCCTACCTCAAATTTGAGTTCACAGGCCTGTTCACCGAGCCAACCGAGATCGACATGGACGCGCCAGTTTTGACCGCGTTCAAAAAGCCGCAAGTGGTCACCGATGCCAATACCTCATTCGATCTGGATGGCACCGCGTTGATCTTGCGCAAGCTGTCTTTGAGCGCAGGCAACTCGGTCGATACCAGCTTTTTGATCGGCGAAGAACTCGTGGACATCACCGACAAAGAAGAGGCTGTCGAATTCACCGTCAAGGCTGTGCCGCTGACCACCTTTGATCCTTACGCCGCCGCTCTGTCTGATGATGATCTGCCGCTCACCTTGGTGCATGGCACGACCGCTGGACGCATCGCCACGCTGGCCATTCCCAACCTCGAAATCCAACGTCCCTCAAGCTTGGAAGACGTGAACGGCAAGGTTGAATGGCCGCTGCGCGCGCAGGCTTTGCCGACCTCTGGCAATGACCAATGGACGCTGACCCTCACCTAATCCGTCAAAACCACAGCCCCAAATCACAGGATAAACCCATGTTTAAGATCACTCAAAACCACACATTTACCCACACGGTCACCGTACAGACGCCCGTTGATGGCGATGACCACCGCGAAGATACATTCAAAGCCCGCTTCAAAATGCTGCCCAGCAATGAGGTCGAGGCATTTGATCTGCGCACGCCAGATGGCACCAAAGACTTTGTCCGTGCTGTGGTTTTAGACACCCAAGACGTGGTCGGCGAAGATGAAAAGCTCGTGCCTCATTCCGCAAAACTCTTGGAGCAATTGATCAACGTCTACGCTGTGCGCATGGCTTTGGTGAACACCTATTTTGCGGCGGTGACCAAGGCCCGTTTGGGAAACTAAAATGGATCGGGCGGGCTTGGGCCACAGGCTCGCTTGATCAAGAAACCTCAAACGACACGCTGCATGCCGACGCCGCACTTTGGGACATCGATCCCGCGCTATTGATCCAAGCCGACGACGATGACGCGGATGATCAAGACGGGGTTTGGCCAGAAAACCTACCAGCTCTGACAGCCTTCATGCGCATTCAAACGCAATGGGTCGTGGCGGGCATAGGCATGGCGGGACTGCTCACCATTGGCCTGAACTACGCCAGCGCCAAGGCAGGTTTGGAACTGGCAGGCATAGACGTCACCCCAGAGCTTTGGGACGACATTTTAGTGATTGAAGCGGGCGCTGTGCCCGCATTGAACGAAAGCACCTCATGACATTTAACATGGCCCTTCTTATCCAAGCTGACGGCGACGGTGCGCGCGCCGAAGTCACGGCTGTGGGCGATGCGGCCAAGAAAACCACCAGTGCTGTGACAGGCATGGGGGCTGCATCCCAAAAGGCCAGCGGCCAGACCAAAGGCTTGGCTGGCAGTGCGGACAAAACCGAAGCGCGGCTCAAAGGCCTGACGGCGGCAACCCAACAAAACGCGGCGGCCGCCAAAGCGATGGGGCAATCCCACCGTGTGGCCGCCGGTCAAACCGCCAACCTTGTGGCCCAAGGCAATGACGTCATGGTCATGATGATGGCCGGTCAAAATCCGTTGCAATTGGCAATGCAACAAGGGACGCAGATTTCTCAAGTTATTGGCCCGATGGGGGCTGCAGGTGCCTTCAAGGCTTTGGGCGGCGCTGTCTTGGGCATGCTCAATCCGATCAGCCTTGTGACAATCGGCTCGATTGCGGCTGGGGCTGCGATGATGAATTGGCTGCGCGATTCAGGTCCAGATGCGGTGACGCTGGACGATGCCTTGAGCGACATGGGCGACAGCGTTGAGCGCTATATTGCGCTGCTGGAAAAAGCCCAATCCCCGCTTGCCGATCTGCGCAGCGAATATGGCGACATGGCCGAAGAGGCGCGCCGGAACCTGCAAGAATTGGCCGAAATTGAACGCCGCGACATCCAACGCAAAGCCGCACAGGTGGCCTCATCAATCACCGGCGGGCACGGGTCATACACCCAAGGCCATCAGCAGGTTAAAATTGCCGATCAATTTGATCTCAGCCTTGATGGCACAGGCCGCGAATTGGGGCGCGCATTGGTCGGCCCCGTCATTCAAGCCTATGCCGAATTAGATGTGGCAGCCAAAGGATCGATCTCTGAACAGATCACAGCCTTCGAGCAGCTTCTCACAGTGTTCAGGCGCGCGGCGGACGGCGTGGGCGGGATCACAGCCTCCGAAGATGCGACCCTAAAGGTGCTCATGGAGCAGCTTGAAAACCTGCGTCGTGTTGAGGCGCAAAACCCCGGTGCCGATAAGATCAAAGCGGGCTACGCGCAATACTATCAAAGCCGCATTGCCTCTGAAGTAAGCCTCGCCAACCTGCGGGCAACAGAGCTGGAACAGCAGGCCAGCATCTACGGCCTATATGCGCGAACGCGGGTTGAGAGCGATGCAGCAGTTGGAACTGCACAGACCACGATTGTCAGCCTGCAAGATCAGGCATCATTGCAAGCGATCATCGCCCAATTTGGCACTGACAGCTATGAGGCGACGGTCCTGCGCACCATGCAGGAACGCTTGGCCCATGCAGCGACCGTCAACACACTTGGCGTTAGTCAAAGCGTAAAAAACGAGCTGATGGCATCGTGGGACGCGGCCAATGGCTTGTCCGGCGTCAACACATCCGCGCAACTTGAACTGGCCGCGAACCAAGCCAGCCGCATCGCCAATGAACTGGCACGCGCCGTCGACAATGCGATTTCTCTGGCCAACCAAGGCGTGGGGGCCGCCGACCGTGCACGCATCAACTATGAGTTTAAAGATGATCCAATGGGCAAAGCCGCCGCCTTGGCGCGCACAGAATTTGACGCCAGAACCCAACTGCCTGATGGGGCAGACAGCACGCTTGTGAACACTGTCGAAAAGGAACGCCGCGAATTTGTGGCCGCCCGCGTTGAGGCAGCTGGCTACACCGAGAAATTGCGCGAATGGCAGGCCGCGCAAAACGCCGCAAATCGCAAAAGCGCAGGCGGTGCCGGAGCTGCAACCAATGCCACAAAACAACAACGCAAAGCCGTCACCGACCTGATCACGGGCCTGCAAGACGAAATCGCAATCTTGAACGCCAGCGACCCTGTTCAAAAAGAAATGCTGCGCAACCGCGAAGCCATGGTTGGTGCCACAGATGCAGAGCGCCAAACCATTGGCGATCTCATCGCACAGCGCAACCAAGACACCGAGACGCTTGAGTCCCAGAAAGAAGTTTGGACCGAGCTGCGCGGCACCGCATACAGTTTCTTTGAGGATATGCGCTCAAGCGGCGGCGATTTGGAACAGACCTTTGCCAATCTCGCCGACCGCATCGCCGACATGGTGTTTCAAGCCGCGCTCTTGGGCGAAGGTCCTCTGGCAGGTCTATTTGGCGGCCAAAGTGGTGGAATACTTGGAACCGTACTTGGTGCTGTGTTCCCCGGCATCGCCCCTACGCCTGTGCCCGCGCATGCAGACGGCGGAATGATCTACGGCAAAGGCGGTCCCAGAGACGATCAGGTGCTCATGTATGGCTCAAACGGCGAGTTCATGATGAACGCCAAGGCTACCGCCAAAAATCGCCACCTGCTGGAAGTGCTCAACGCAGGCGGCTCTCTGCCCGGCTTTGCCAATGGCGGCGCGATCAATGGCAGTCAAAGCGGTGGCGCGTCAGTCATCAACATCCTGCCGATGAACAATAGTTCAGTGCCGCTCAACATGGAAGTTGAAGAAACCACAGACGCGCGCGGCCAGCGCACGCAATCTCTTGTGATCTCTGATGCCACCGGATCGGGCCTATCTGTGCGCGGCGGCAAAGCTGAACGCGTGATGCAATCCAAGTTCGGGGCA